CATGTTCTGAAGTTTCTGATATTGATGAGCGCTTAATTGGAATTTCATCTTAAAGAATAAAGTTTTGAAACCCTTTTTAACATATTATTAGCAGTGAATTTAAACTTTCTTTCAAAGTATTCAAAAAACTTCTTTGGGTCTTTTCTAACCGCCAATGGTACGGCATCAATCTTTGAAACACTAACACCAGTTGTTATTAAATGGTTTGTAATCTTTTGTAAAATATCATTCCATTCAAAAATCCATTCATAAGCCTTCTCAACCGATGTCTGTTTAACTATCATATCTTGGATACTATTAATCTTACCAAACGAGTTAAGTAATTCTTCCGCTGAGAAATTTCTTAATTCCTCAATCTCCCCAAAAACCTGTGTACCCTTTAAAGCACCAATGAAATCTTCGTAACTATCTATCTTAGTCCGTCTTAAGATTTGTGAAACCTGTGGAATACGAGCATCTTGCTCAAACTTCAAACTCACATAAATTAAATGTAAAAAATTATTCCACTCAGGTAGAAACTGATTGTTAATAGCATTAACCAAAACATTAGTAGTCTGTCCCTTACCAAATCCTACCTGACCCTTATTAACATATCTCTTATACAACTGATAAGCATGTAACAACTCATGTGATATTACCGAATCCAACTTTGGTGATAACAATTCCAAATTATCCCACGTTTCTTCATTCATTCTAATATGGAAGTCTAACGTACTAACATCAAAGACATCCCCACTCTTGAAATCCTTAGCTTCAAAACTATGTGACGCATCAATATTAAGATTACTTTTATAGACTGCCGGTAAAACACTCTCTTCAAATATTTCAAACCTAATACCAATAGGATTTTTATACATCGGGAATTTTTTCCACTCCTTTTCATCAAAGCTTTGAGCTTGCTTAACCATATTCCAAGACTTCTCCCCACCAATAGTTATCACACCAGAACGCATAACACTTTCACCAACGGTTTTAACATCAATCTCAACCTCGTCTAAAGGTTCGTTGGCAGACTTAAAAGAATAGAGCAATTTTTTAACAACCTCAGTGAATACCGAAGTCATCATTTCAATATCAGATGGAACACCTACCGCCTCACGGATTAGGTTTCTTATTTTCAGTTTGTTTGATACGGACATTTTTCTCAAATAATTCTTTATTCCTTTCGTATAAAGATAAGTCAGTAGAAAACATCAGTTTCTTAATCTGTTCCTCTGTTAAACCTTCAAATGGATTTTTCATAATACGAATATAATGATAAATATTAATAAACCCAAAAAACCCCCTAAATAAATTAGAGGGTCTTTTTAGTAGTCGGAGTGGGACTCGAACCCACACGGGCAAATGCCCATAACATTTTAAGTGTTACGTGTAAACCAATTCCACCATCCAACCAACTAAGTAGTGCGCCCTACAGGAATCGAACCTGTCACCCACTGATTATGAGTCAGTTGCTCTAACCGAATGAGCTAAGGGCGCTTACTTCCAAAACAACTGAACCATCAGTATCATCAAACTCAATAACAAACATACACCAGTTTTAATCGTTATCGGTTCACCAAATAATGAGACAGACATAATTGTAAACATTATCGTACCAATAACAAACCCTATCAATCTTGATGGCCACAACTGACCGTCAAAATGTTGAACCATCAAACCAACTGATGTCATAAACAATATTGAAATTGGGATACCCATCAACACGACCAACCACTGGTGGTTTCTCATACACTCAAACTTCCATCTACCCTGTAGTTGTAAGAAAGTTAGTACTTGAGCGAGTGACCCCACTAATATTGCCAGTAATAATTTCATTAACAAATATAAGGTGAAACTTTTAGATAATCAAATTATCTTGGTTGTCTAAAGGAAAGATTATACTCATCTAAATCAACGGAACCTCTAAGTTCATTTTCTAACTCAATCTTAAAATCTTTCCAATCGGCAAATTGTTCCTTTGTTAAATTAGTAAATGTAATTGTTATTTCAGGATTGGTACTTCTATCCCAACTTAATTCTGTATTGGGATAGTTTGTTCTCTTAATTGCTTCTTCAATTTTATCATTGATATCTGATATGTAATCATAATTAATGAATTCATCAAAAACTTTATAATATTCTTTTGGTAATCCTGTTGAATTAAAAAACTCAGTAAACACACCTTCAAACTTTTTTGACCAATCATATGTAAACAACGGAATTCCAGTTAATTTTTTTCTTGAGGGTCTAAAAAACTTGGTGTATTCTTCATCATATTGTCCACTGTTTTTATCAGTCTTGGCAACATCAGTATAAACCTTCAATGCTCGTCTATTATCAAAATCAACAAACTCATATTTAACATCCTTTGGGATGTTCAGTTTGGTTTTTAAAAAACTACTCAATATTTGTTCTTTCTTTGTCATATAATTTATAAATACAAATATAAACAAAAAACCCCACTCTTTTGGAATGGGGTATAATAATTTTTGTTAAAAATTATGGTGTTGGAACTGCCAATTGTTTTTCAAGTTCAGCAATAGCCGTGTTATACTGTTGAAGATATGGTTTGAATGCTTCAGTTTTACCATATAATCTAATATTATTTTTCCACTCAGCTAGTTGTTTCTCCATTTCCTTTCTATTTCTCGCATCAACTCTTAGTTCTTTTCTAGCGGCTCTTTCAGCTTGTCTTTGAGTTCTTGCAAGTTCTCTTTGAGCCTGTCTTTCGTCTTGATTCGCCTGTCTTTCAGCTTGGTTTTCAGCTCTGTTAGCTTGTCTTGCATCTTGATTAGCTTGTCTATCTGCTTGTCTTACGTCTTGATTTACTTGTCTTTCAGCTTGATTAGCCTGTCTTTCATCTTGTCTAGCATCTTGTCTATCTTGTCTTAGACCTTGTCTAGCATCCTGAGCAGCTTGTCTTTCCGCTTGTCTAACATCACGAGCCCCCTGGTTTAAACCTTGAATCTGTTGTCTAGCATCTTGTCTAATGTCTTTTTTAATTTGACGAGCAGATGGTAGTTCAGTAGATGGTAATTGAGGTGGAACTTGTTCAGAAATAACAACACCTTTTTTATAATTTAAAAGATATTGTATTTGTAATAACTCTTCAGATAATAATTCTTTATTTTTCATAATTTTTAATTTTATTTATAAATATATGATAAAATAAAAAAACCCATCCATAAGGACAGGTTTTGATAATTTTTTTTAAGATTACTTGGTATAAGTTCTTAAACAATGAGCAGTCCAAGCCGCAATCCCCAAAAAGATTGGTACTAACATACCAGCTCCACCCATAAGGGCTAAGTGAAGAGCAACAGCTCCTGACATTACTGAAGACAAGATAACTGCTCCGTAGATTGATGTTCTTGGAATACAAAGAGCCACAACACCGGCAACTTCCATCACACCAACAAGTGCCATGTAAGGTAGTAAGTTCATTGTGGTGAAGTTTGTTGTCATTTCCTCTGAACCGGCGATTTTTGACAATCCACCCATTCCAAGCATAAAGGTAACAATTGCGGTTAACAACCATCCCAAATTTTTAAGTGTAAGATATTTTTTCATATTCCAAGTATAGAACATTAACTTTGGATTGTCAATTGTAAGATTTAGACGAAATTACCATAGTCGTCATTTTTATTATTTTTCGCTAATAAATTAACATCATTTAAAAATTCATGTAAATAATTTTTATTACTCACAAAAAACTTAAATAATAAAACGTTCAAATTTGGGAATTTTTTTTTATCTTCATCACTTAAACTAAAAAACTTCTTTCCGAATTTTTCTCTATCATCCGAAACACTAAATTTAACAGATTTTTGTAATCCATTTAATTTATTAACAATCATAGTATCAGTAATTTCTTGATTTGGTTGTAAATTTAAAAAAGTTCTAGACCCGTAAATATATGCAACCGTTTCATTCCTATTAGATATTATATATTTATCTACATCTGAAAACTCAGGTCTTATATTTTGTATTTTATCAGTAACACTTGCATTACCAATCCACCCAATTTCTTTTTCTAAACAATGAACCATTTCATGAACAATAAAACTTTTTAAAACCTCTTTATTATTTTTAATAGAATTACAATTAACGTTTTGTTTATTTAAAAAAATTGTTTCAGGTTTACTATGGTCATACCACCCTATAGTATTTTTACTTACGTCATTAGACACGGAAATGGTGTATTTAATTTTTGGGATTTTACCTAACCAATTTTTTATTTTACTATCATTATTGTTAGAATTTATGTTAGGTTGACCTATACCAATTTTTTTTCTAAATTGCTCGGAACTTATCCAATTAGTTAACCAAGTTTTAGATTCTTTAAATATATTATCCAATTCAGTTCGACATTGACTTAAATCATTTTTGTTAGATTCTTCAATAATAACTATTTTAACAATTCTAACTAAATCCGATTCTGTTAATCTGATAACTTTTTTCATATACTATAAATATAATATAAATAAAAAACCCCACTCTTTTGGAATGGGGTTTAAGATTGTCGGTTATAATTCACACCAACCAAGACATACCTTACCAAAGGTAATCTTTTGAACTAATTTGCAAATATGTTTCTTCATACTTTATAAATATTATATTAATAAAAAAACCCCACCTTGTGAGTGGGGTTTAACAAACTCGGGCCCAGCGAGCCAATATTTCAGGAAGCGCCCTTTTTAAAGTTGGTTTGTGGGAGTAGAAGGACTCGAACCTACGAAACCAAAATGGTGAAACATTTACAGTGTTTTGCAATTGCCTCTATGCGATACTCCCCTTAATTCTTTTACAAAGATACTATAAATATTTAAAAAAACAAGAAAAAAATGATTAGGACAACTAACTTTTGATAAGAGTTCGTATATTTATAATAAAAGAGTGTTATGGAATGTAAAATTTGTGGCAAAGAAATTAAAGGTAATGGGGGGTTGGTATCTCATCAAATAAAATGTTCGTATGTTGAATCAGTTAAAGATGAGGTATTTGAATCATATACTAAAGATTTTTTATCAATAACTAAAATTAGAAAAAAATATAAATTACAAGACACTGACATTTACATAATTTTAGGGAATTCTTTGAGGGGTAAATCGGATTCAGGGAAACTTGCTCATAAAAAATATCCCGATTCATTTAAACATTCTGATGAGACAAAACAAAAAATTAGAGAAATCAGGATTAAGTTTATGAAAGAAAATCCAGAACAAACTGCTTGGAGGACCAAGAATCTATCATACCCTGAAAAACTATTTTTGGAGAAGATATATGAATTAGGTTTAGATAAAAAATATTCAATAGTTAGAGAATATTCCGTATTCCCTTACTTTATTGATTTTGCATTTGTTAATGAAAAGATTGCAATTGAGATTGATGGTTCACAACATTTACTACCTGAAAGAAAAGAAAGGGACGATAAAAAAGATGTATTATTAAAGGAAGATGGTTGGTTTATTTTACGTGTTAGTGAAAACGAAGTTAAAACAAATATTAATTTGGTCTTTAACACAATAATCACAATAATTAATGATAGACCAAAAATACAATCTATGAAACTTGGTGTTGTTAAGTTTCCAAAGAAAAAACAAATAAAGGAAAGAGAATCTTGTGGTTTAACAAAGGGTGAAATTGAAAGGTCAATTAAACAAAGAAGAGTTACTCGTCCTCCATATCAAGAATTAATTGATTTAATTAAAACTAATGGATATAGCAAAACAGGAAAAATGTTTGGTGTTTCAGACAACTCAATCCGAAAGTGGATTAAATCCTATGAAAAAATTTGTAGCCCGACGGAGAATCGAACTCCGATTGTATGAATGAAAATCATATTTCCTAGCCATTAGAAGACCGGGCCAAATAAAAAAAGATAGCTTATAATGTCCACATTATACCATTATAAGAAGTAACGACCAGTTAAGTTGTGATTCTTACTTTACGTTGCCTGCAACAGGTGTAACTTACTTCTATCCTTTAGAAGCAGGAGCAAGATTCGAACTTGCGACCTTGACCTTATGAGAGTCACGAGATAGACCATCTTCTCCATCCTGCTTTATAATATTTCAATTTAACATTCAGTCGTTCCTGAATTGTTTGACAAATGTAAGTAATAAATACTCTCGTGTCAAGAAAAATCTTAGTTAACTTTAAATGCTGAAACAATAACTCTTTTTTTCATTTTAGCATCTTCTTCATTTCCAACAACCTCACCGTTGATGATTGAGAAGGCGTGACCACTAACAACCACAAGATATCTACCTACAGGATACTTCTTGATAAAGGTTCCTGTTGTCATTTTTCTTTTAACAACCTCACCTTTTACTTTAACGTCGTAAGCCATACGTCCGTTTTGGTCACCCATACTTTCAAATGACTTTAGATTGATGTCTTGCCCATCATTTTCCATACGTCTCATTCCTCCAACAAAGAACTTTGTCCCCTTACGGTTAACACGACCAAACTTCGTTCTAAGAAATTCGTGAGCTCTATCATAATGCATTTGAAATGCTGATGATATAGCGTTCACCGCACAATCATTAGTTTCATTCTTAGCGATTACAGAATCACTATAACCAATAATTGCATCTTTTTTAGGTATGTACTTTATTTCGTTATTCATATCACAAATATACGAAGAAATAGTTTACCCCACAAATTTTTTATCCGATTGACAATACACTCTTTTTGTAGTAGTCATCAAACCCGTCAAGCATTTCAGTGATTGTTTTGGTTCCATCATTTTTGATAACCTCGTCAATCAATCCAAACTCTTTTGCTTCGTCTGAATTATACCATCTGTCACGTGCAGAAAACTCCAATACCTCATCAATAGTTTTTCCACAATTCTCAGCCAACATCTTAAACAAGATATAGTTATACTTCTCAGCTTCCATCTGATTGATACGAGTATCTTGGATGTTACCACTTGTTCCGTGACTAACTTGGTGGGTCATAACCTTTGAATATACCAGTGATGAACGTTTACCTTTGGTTCCTGATGAAAGTAATACCGAACCCATAGATGCACACATACCAATGTTTGTGGTAACAACATCTGACTTAATGTAGTTCATCAAATCCACAATACCAAGACCACACAATACTGAACCACCTGGTGAGTTAATATATAAGGTAATATCTTTCTGTTCAACTGAGTCCAAGAATAACATCTGAGCCTGAACAATATCGGACATATGCTGGTCAACAGGTCCTGATACCCATAAGATTCTTTCTCTGAGTAACCTTGAGAAGATATCTATTTGTGTTGCTCTTAACTCTCTCTCTTCCAACACGTAAGGTGTTAACGCATTTTCGTATCTATCTAATGATAATGATGACACACCTTCACTCTTTGCGAATTTTCTAAATTCTTTTCCGTAATCCATACTATATTATTTTATTCCTTTACAAATTTGTTTATCGTCCGATGTGTCCCATAGTTTGGGATTAACCATATGACAGGTATGTTTTCTACCTGTTCGTTGAACAAAGTTTTTTAACTTACTGTTGTGATTATTCTCAACCTTCCAAGGACATTCCTTACAACAAGACATATTATATTTTTTTAAATGTAATACCATCAAGTTTTTCAATCAGCATATTGTAGATATGTAAATCTACTTCACCAAATTCTTTTTTGTATCGTTCAAAATACAATTTAACCAGTTTTCTTGTTGTCCTTTCTTGTCCTGGTGTCTCACACGACTCAATAACTTTTTCAACCCACTTCAATACATCAAACCAGTTCTTTCCTTTTGCTGCCATAATTTTAAAATTTGTGAAGAAGACGGGAATCGAACCACGTGGCGCAAGATGTTTCAAACCTTTGCTCTACCGACTGAGCTACTTCTTCATGTAAAATAAAGGCCGGTGTATTTCACAATCCGACCTTTATATATAAATTAAATTAGATTACTTCAGAGATTGCCTCGTCAGCACAATCCATTATAATATCTGAGTGAATTTCGCCTGTAGCACTTACGAATGTGTCTCTCAAAACATCTTCGTCAATACTTGGGATGATTAAACGACCATCAACTTCAAATGTTACCACATCATTAGCTTCTAATGAATTAATCATTTCATCAAAGATACATTCATTAATTTTACCGGTGTATTCAATCAAGAAATCTTTTAATTGTTCTCTTGTGAAAACGATATCCGCTTCTTCAACTACGATACCCGCTTCAGATTTAACTTCATTTAATTGTGATTGGATTTCAATTAATTTCTCAATTAACTCTTCGTTTTGTTTTTTGTTCTTCTTAGACATATTATTATTTTTTTGTTTTTATTTCTTTTACAAATATACTTTTAATTTTTGGTTATATCAAATATTATCTTACCAAACTAACAAAACCTTTTTGGTAATGTGGTGTTCCTTTTTCATCACGATAATACATCTTCCAAGTATATATACCCGACTCACAGTAGTATCCACTGTTATTAACATTACCAGTCCAATATTGTGATGATGATTCAATAACACAAACCATTTCACCCCACTGCGTATAAATCTCCAATCGTGGATTAAATACATTGGTTCCCTTGAAGGAAAATATATCATTCAACCCATCGTTGTTAGGTGAAAACGAATTGGGCATGTATAGTTTATGACAGATAGTGGTGGTAATAGTTAAAGAAGCCGTGTCAGTACTACACCCATTTAAATCCACACCATACACTTCAATCAAATGATTATCAGTGGTATCATCCCAAGTCAATGAAATATCATTATCGGACTCAACCTGTCCTACACTATCAACCGTCCAGTAATAAACAACATTGTCTATATTCTCAACAGAATAGTTATGTGTCTTAAACTCTGAACACATATCAAGCACATTACCATCGTGTGTTATCGTTAGTGGTAAAGTATCACACTGTCCAAAGAAGTGTGAAGGAATAAATAATAATACAAATAAAAGTTTTTTCATACGAAATCAATTATACACATTAGACTTTGTAAAGTCAAAAAAGTTGAGGTTAGGGTCAGATTCGAACTGACGTGTGACTTTCGTCAAACGGTTTTGCAGACCGCTCTTTTCAACCACTCAAGCACCTAACCTTATTAAAGTACCCCCAGAGAGAATCGAACTCCCACCTTATCATCCGTAGTGATAGATTCTAATCCATTAAACTACAGGGGCAAAGAGGAGAGCAACAGACTCGAACTGTGCCCAACTTAATGGGTTACTGTTTAGCAAACAGTCGGGGTCACCATTACCCTCCTTTACTCTCCATGTTAGTGTGTCTAACCAGATTCGAACTGGTGCTAACAGAACCACAATCTGTCGTGCTCGCCTCTACACCATAGACACCGTGTAATAAACACACTCTCAAGCATTCTACTCCCTGCATGACGGAATTGTATATTACTTAGCCCACCGTCCTCAGTATGGGTACTTGAGTTTATGTGTTTTGTACCCCTTGTAGGAGTCGAACCTACACGTCTTTAAGACAATGGTTTCTAAGACCACCCTGACTACCAATTCCAGCAAAGGGGTAAATAAGCGGAAGAGATAGGACTCGAACCTACACATCAGTTTCCCGATACCGGTTTTCAAGACCGGGGCGATACCAATTACGCTTTACTCTTCCAAAGTTCCCCACCCTGAGATTATGGTGAGTAGTCATATCGGTTTTTTCCTATTTGTAAAAACCTGCTGGGCATCCCCGTTAAAAAAAGTCAGACTACGTGGCGGTGTGTCAGGACCGTTACTCCACGGCTGGGTACTATCGGCATTTCCCAGTCTAAACCGAGTCCATTGTTAAATGAGTCTTGGACCAAAGACTGTTGAGTATCTCTTACTCATTGTAGTCAGAACAGGATTTGAACCTGCATTGTCACCCCTTTATAGTGTACACCGCGAGCTGCGTTACCATTCGCCACCTGACTATATTTTATTTCAATAACCTAGACCAAATCTTAATTACCATATCTCTTTGTGGTGATGGTTTTAGTTTCGACCACCTATCTATCCAATTCTTTATTTGTTCCTGTGTCATTCTTATTTAATTTTTTAGTCAGGACCAATTGCCACCTGACTATATTAAAACACCCTTATCTATCCAACTTACAGGTGTTATGGCTGTCCTCATTGCTGAGTTAGGAATAAACTGTCTTGCTCCCCTTCGTGATGGGTTTTACCGACCTTAGTAGTCAACTAGAAGGTAATATATATACAAACCTTCAACTCTCCCCTATGGTTATCACACCATTTCTCATCGTATGGGACATACTATCTGATGATTAGTCAGAACGTGTAGTCAGAACAGGATTCGAACCTGCAATCTTCCTTGTTAGGAGCTCTGCCAATTGAGTTACCTGACTATGTTACTACCAGCTCTTCGGCATTCTACTCCCCGCAACACGGAATTGTATCTTACTTAGCCCATCGTCAGCGGTATGGGTACCGAAGTTCACTAATAGTTGAGGATGAGAAGTCCTCTGTGTTGTGAAAGTCGGTAAAAATGCACTTTTACACCCTTTGTCCTGAACATAAACTATTCCTTTCTCAAGGGAACAACACCGTAAAAGACACACCCTGGGACGCTGGTCAATGGGTAGCGTAGTGTGTACTTTAGTAGTCAGGGCCGGACTCGAACCGGATAAGTAACCTTACTTCTAATGGAATCTCCAAGTGTCGAGAACCACTATCTCTATGGATTTGGGACCGTCCCTCATTACACCCACCTGACTCCAACAAAGATATGGTAAGTTTTTCAATCTACCAAATCTTTTTTTATTTTTCTCTTCCCCATATTAACCATCCTATGAAGATTCCAATTACAATACCTGATGCCATATTTTTCTTATTCTGCCAAATCTTTTTCTATTTCCTCATACCATTCTTCAACCGCAAATAATAATTGAATAAACTCACCATCTTCATCCGATTCATACTTAACGTGGAACCCTCCTGTAGATACATTTGTTTTTTCTTTAAACGCCATTTTTAATAGTCGTCTGGCTTCTTGTCTCAATTCAGGAACAGTTGGAATACCTTCGTCAGAAGCCGCCCACTCCCAATTCAATACTTCCATTACTTTTCGGACTTGTTCAAACTTGAAGTAGTCCATTATACTATCAATAGCATCTTGTTGTTTCTGTGTCATATTATTTATCTAAATCTTTATCATTATCCATCAACTCAATAAGAGTCTCCTTTTGTTTTTCTTTCTTCGCCATCTCAATCATCTTATTGATTACCTCAATATTTCCTTCTCTCTTATCTTTGAAGAAATCAAAATACATCGGTGGAAACTTCCAACTCTTAATCGTATAGTCAAATCCCAAAATCTCATTTGGTGTGGTGTCAGTTTTAATATCCACAAAATATGAATAATTCTCTTCAAACCATCTAAATGCCTGTGAGAAGATTGGCGCTGCAATATTTTCAGACACTCCGTTGGTGTATACTCTACTTGTCCTTAACTCCCTGTTGTCCAAATGACTGAAACATCCATAACAACGCTCGTTAAATCCAAGATTCTTGAGTTCCGAAGCAATTTCGTATGTAACAAATTCTTTTTCCATAGGACAAAGATAAGGCAAGTTTATTAATAAAACAAAAAAAAGTTGTCCCTGCTGGATTCGAACCAACATTTTTAGAATCAAAATCTAACATCCTGCCTTTAGATGAAGGGACAATATGGAGCGTAGTGGGGCTGCAGTCCCCTGAGGCACCTACGCAAGTTACTCCTCTTTAGCGGCTCCAACGGGATTCGAACCCGTACCACACGGCGTGACAAGCCGGCATTGTAGCCATTCAACCATAGAGCCAAAAAGTGGGTGGAATCAGAGGCCTTCTGTCCACCGAGACCTCGTCGTTGACTTTCGTCAGAGCGTACCGAGACACTTTTTAAAACCCCATCTTCGTCGGATTAACGGACCGACTGCCATATCGGAGGTGGGGGTTGTCCTGTTAATTCAGGACCTCGTGGTACCAGGTGGATTCGAACCACCGACACAAGGATTTTCAGTCCTTTGCTCTACCAACTGAGCTATGGTACCATTATAGTCGGGATAACTGGACTCGAACCAGCGACCCCTTGGTCCCAAACCAAGTACTCTAAGCCAACTGAGCTACATCCCGAATTAAGTTCTCACGGTTGGAATCGAACCAACGACCTTTTGAATATCAGTCAAAAACTCTAAACCAACTGAGCTACGTGAGAATGTTAGCACGAAAGCAGGGACTCGAACCCCGAACAACGGTTTTGGAGACCGTGATGATACCATTTCACCACTTACGTGTATTTTACCAATATGTCAAAGAACCAAAAAAAAACCCCGAACTTTGTAGTTCAGGGTTTCCTTATATATATGATGATACGATTACATCTTATTAAGAACCCTGAACTTACGGCAATCCTGCCCCTTAATCGTAAACCATGATTGGCCCACGTTTGTCGGGAGATTACTTACGTTATGTGTTGAGTTCTGTTTCATTGTTTCTTATTAAATATCAATTGTTTTACAAAAGTAATATAAATTTCTTGTTATGTCAAGTTTTTTTCATTTTAGTTTCAAATTTTAAATAAAATTATTACTATTTACCTAATATGAAATACATTATAGGAGAAGATAGAATGTCCGAGATTATCCACCGAGTTCTTGTTATGGAATTCAAAGGGTTTGACGATATATACTATGATTGGGCCGACTTTAATTGTGGTATGGGTGTTTGTTGTGACCCTTATGCCGTTGGGTTTGTTCTCCCTAATACAAACCACGATGATTATCTGTTTAAATTGATTGAGGGCAAGTACTATGATGGTAATGGTAATTATGGTGAGGAACTTACAGGTGAACTACCTGAAATTTGTGAAGAAAGTCCTAACGTTAGAGACCCTCGCCTTGACACTTATATATTCTATGATGTGTTTGCAGAAAAAATGGAAATGTATTTGGGGCCATCTTATAATTGGGAACAGGGATTATTATATTTTTTAAATAAAACTTATTACACTAACGCGACTAATATACTAATTATCTAATATGAACATTAGTGAATTACAACTAAAAAGATTAATGAACACCGTTGTTAAAATGTTATCTGTAATTGAAGCAGATGGTATAACATTGCGTTTAACAGGTAAATATAAAAAATCAGTTTATTACAAACAAATACCTGTTTATACAATAGACAACCCTAAAAACTTACCATATACCAAAGAAGCTCTGTCAGGTTACGTTGATGAAGAAATACATTCGTTAAAAAAGTTTTTTCCTGAAGTTACCGTCGCCTCACAATTTTTATATTATTTAGATTGCGATGGTTTATATATCCCACAAAAAACTTTAAATGAAATTAGTAGTTGTCTTGTAGGAAAACCATTTAAATTAAATACTTTTTATGGACTTAAAAACATAACGATTGAAGGTCGTTTTTCTAAAGACTTTTATTTTGAAATTGATGGTGAAATGGTTGTTATAGAAGTTAATTTATTAGTAAAATCTATGGAAATAACATTAGATGGTAAAGTTTCCGATGAATTTGATGAGGATGAAATATATGATATACTTCACGATAAGTTTGACCAAGATATTGATGAACTAATGTGGGAATGTCTGACTGATGATATAAGAAACAACAAATCTTTTGTTGATTTTAACTGGATGGGATGGATGGTGAATACTAACTATATGTTACCTCAATCCTGAATAACAAGTGTTTCTAAATCCACAACAACACCAGTCTTATAGGTAATTTCTTCTGTGAAAATTTCATCAATAATTTCCCTTACTTCACTTTCAATTTCAAATCCAATAGATTGGTCGTTAAGAGCATGTTTTAAATCACGAGCCCCATCACCTGTCATTATTAAATCCACCTCACCACCCGGTAAAATATAAACTTCAACCCACATTTGTCCTTCTTCTTGGTATATTATTGGTGTCACTTTGAACTCAAAACTGTATCCACCTGAGAAGTTATATCGGTCTGTTTTGAAGGTTTTCTGTAATAGTTCTTCAGTCAATTTAACCGATTGTTCCCTACCCAAGAAATCCCTTAATAATTCAATCAGGATATTAAAGTCTCTTTCCCACACATCAACTTCAAAGAAATCCATAATCATATTATCAATATGTGGTTGTTCACCTTTCCTAACTTGTTTCTCAAACAATTTCTTAATTAACCTTTCAAAGTTTGGTTTATCCAACTCTTCCTTCAAAAATTTATTTTGTTCCTCTGATATTAGGTATTTCATATTACATAAATATTACCCTTCCAAAAAGGATAAGACCTTTTCTTTAATTCCAAGTTGTTTGATACCCTCATTGCTCAAAGGTGTTAAGACAAAGTTATCTAAACCCCACTCGTGTTCATATTCCATTGAGTAACGTAGTCCAGTCTTTCCCATCTCCAAATCATCAATCGCAACCCAATGTGTTACCTCAGGATGGTTTGCTAACCAATCTTGGATTTCCAAACTTCTTGTTCCTTCTAAATCCCAATTTCGGGTCCATGTAACTCTTGACCCATCAAGTAAAGTATCTGTAAAGTCAATTGGTCTTTTGATGATACCCTGACTCTCGTAGTAGTCTCCCATTTCTTCTACATTAGCCCAACGTTTCCAATCAGAAGATACAACGATTTCAGCACCAGTCTGTTCCAAGATTTCATTTAATACCTTGATTGCCTTCTTATCAAAGTTATCAAAGCGAGCATCAACAGGTAATGTCATCACATCTTGACTTAATTTTCTTTTAGCCTTTGTTTGTTTTTTAAATCGTGACCCCCAGTTACCTGATAAACAGATAACTCCATCGTGGTCTAACATTATTACACGCATATTATTTCTTTTTGGAGAATTTCTCTCGGTTTGTTTCTTTTTTAACTGGGTCGTACTTGTATTTGATATCAACAGATATCGGGCCGTTCTTGAACTTATCCAAATCATAAGTCCAAACAGCAATGGTCTCGTCCGTTTCGTAGGTTCTTGTAAATTTAGTTTTGTCGCTCATAAGGGAGCTAAGATACGAAATTATTTTTCGTTTTCCAAATTAATTAATGGAACAAAATCTTTTGATGGGGTAAATTCTAAGTTATCAACAACGACAGGCATATCAATACTGAAGAATTTAAGGAATTCCTCAATGTCATGACCTATTTGAACTGAAAAATCATACCATTGTTTATTAACATGGTCTCTTCCGGTCATCTTTTGTTTATTACCAAAAGCACATAAGTAATAATTAACCATACCTTCACCATTAACCAACTTAACCGAAACAAAAAGGTGGTCTTTCATTTCACCAATACTTCTTAACTGAGCAACTTTATCAATATGAAATTGATAGTAAGCCTTCATAGGTTTTTCACTGACACTGAAACTAACACGATGGTCGTAAACAAAAGTTTTACCCTCAAGAAACTTATTTATCCCGTTAAGTTCTTTATTCATCGTCTAACACCAGGTTTAGAATTACCTCTCTGTGGTTCATTATTTCTTTTATAATGAGTTACATTTGGTTTAGGAGTGTTAATAGTCGGTGAAGGATTGTTGTGTTGTGGTGGAGGTGGTGGTAACGGTAGTGTAGTCTGTTGATAGTTATACGTTGGATAATAATTGTTGTTTCTATCATAGTAGTTATAGTCAGGATAGTTGTTGTAAAACGTTGGGGGTAATACAACTCTGTTACCGTAGTAATCCTCACTTGATACTGGTCTTGCTTTAGGTTCGTGATGTGTTACCCAAAACTCTTCAGTCCTATTCCAATACATCTCATCATCTTCAGGTCTTGTTCTGTCGTCAGTTAGATTTTCAAAACTAGCACAAGATGTGAATAGTAAGATAAAAAATAATATGTTAAGATTTTTCAATTCCATAGACACGTCCTAGATTTCTTTTTAATTTTTTACCAGCCTTGTTAATTCTTGGTTCATACATTTTAAACAAATCGTATATACTATTTGTTTTCTCTATGTCCTTTGGTACCGGTTTATTATTTTGTTTAGCAATTTGTCTATACTGTTTCATATAGAACTTATGTAAATTACTTAAATGAAAAACAAGAGTATCTTCACCACTTCTTTGTTTGATAACATCTACCAACCCATCAAAAAAGTTATCTGCGTTAAACTTCTCCATTTTATCAGCAATAATCCAATAAGGTGATTTTGTAAAATCTTCAGGTGTCATCTTAAATGATTTTGAATATGCTTCTTGAGACATCGCATTTAACTCATATGGTTCAGAATAATAAACCAAATCTAAAAATTCACTATAATATTTGAAAATCTTTTTAGGGACATTTGGATTAATTCCACCAGCAAATGTTTTAGTTAAATCAACCTCACCCTTACCTGTTGACTCCCATCTTTTATAAAACTCATATAAGTGTAACATTTCATGAGTAATACTATCTCTTAAATCATCAATCAAATCATCAATATCTTTAGGTTCAAATGTTGGGGTAATTAAAACTTCAACTTCCATTTTACCTATAATAGTTTTATTAATTTCTTTCAGTATTTTTTCAGGTATTTCAAGTGACGGAAGTTTCATATAAGATTCACCCTGTGATTCTTTTTTAATTTGATACATCGCTCCACCTGTTCTAAACTTAGCATTACCAGTAGGTTTTTTCACATAACCAAATTTAATTTCAATATCTAAACCTTCAACTGGAAACTCTATAAACGAATCAGGTTCTGACTTAACAACTTGTTTCATTGTGTTGTAGTCTAAATTAATTGTATCCAAATCATTCTTTTTATTGAATGTCATATCTTCAACAATTGGTGTAACCTCATTAAGTACAATATTAATAAAAGGGATTGTCGCACGACTAACACCCAAATCTTCATTTAACATTTGTTTATATTGTTCTTCGGTAATTACTACTTTCATTATAACAATGTATTAACTAAATTTTTAAATTCTTCTTTATTTTTTTCTATCCAATTTAAAATATCAGGTCTAATCTTTGCCCCATAGGGGCCAAAAATCTTAGCAACTTCTTCATCTCTTTGACTTACCTCCAAATATTCTTTACGCTCATCATCAGTTACAATTGGTTTAATGATATCAAAAGAATTTCCTTTTTTAATGAAAACATCTGACGATACTCTTAACTCATTAGAATTTACTTTTCTTGGTTTTCTTATGTTGTTAGCATCTGAAAATAATTCTACAGCATTTTCTTTTGTTAGATAATATGTTGTTAATCTATCATCAGAATCAATTGTAATACATGTAATATCAACAAGTATCTTTCTTAAAATTTCTTTTTTATACTCCGTAATCTCATTGTCATTAATCAAAAATAGATTAGTTCCTGTTATTTCAGGTCGGTTGTTTAATAAGGTATTTTTAATTGTTGCAATAGCATCGTCACCTAAACTATTTAATGCGGTTGTGAAACCACCTATTGATGGACTTTCAGTACTATCATTTAAAAATTTCTGTTCAACATCTCCTTGACTTATTTTATAATCCCAAATTCCACTTTTACTTTCATTAAGAACCCCATTGAATAAACCAGCCATCAATCCTTCAATCGCATGACCTCTAATCTCTTTATACTTAACAATACGATTAATATAATCTTCAAATCTTAATCGGTTAACAACATTTAAACTATTCAAATCAACATCTTGACCCCAATCATAATTTAACCCATAAGCTTCTAAAATGTCTTGGATAACAACAACTGCTTCCTGTTTAACAATAGGAATAGGATTGTATAGGTAAAATTTATTTTTAACCTCTTCAGTTATAAGTTTTTTCTTTTTCATTACTTACCAATAACAATATCACTATAGTTTAAGGTTTCCATACCTTTCATATCATCAACCACTTCGTCATACATGTATGCTTTAACCACTGAAACGATTGATTGTTCAGATTGAGCAATTTTAGATTCCATCCAGTCATCCAACTGTTCATCATCCTCCATAATCTCCCACATTTGTAATGCTAATGTACCAAGGGCGAAAAGTTGTTGCTTAGCCATATAATTACCATCTTTATCTTCCTTAATAGGTTTGGTATTTTCAGATAAAGCTTTTTTTAATTTTTCAAGTTGTTCTTCTGTGATTATAATTTTAGACATAACTATAGTTTTATATATAAATACAAATAAAACGAAAAAAGGGAACACTAATGTTCCCTTTTGAGCCCGACCCGGAAGTCAGTCCACCACTTTGTTTAACAAAGACTATTTAACCTCACCTACTTTAGCCAATACTTGTTCAGAAAATGTCACAAACTCCATTTCAGTTGTGATTAAAGATTCAACTAAAATCTTGTTAGGAATATGTACTAATGTATCAGTCACGTTGTAGTATCTAAACGCAACTCCGTTATCAATAGCATCATTCACAAGTTTTAAAAATAACTTAGTCTGTATTGCGTCCACAAAAGACATTGTTAATACTTTACCGAATTTTTCGTGTTGGATGTTTAATGTTACTTTCATAACACAAATATAGATAAACTATTCCTTACTTCCAAATTTTTTGAAATAAAAATCAATCGTTCTATCTAATCCTTCATCAAAATTAACTTTAGGTTCCCACCCAATTTGTTCTTTCACCTTGGTTGAATCAATAGAGTATCTAAAGTCATGTCCTTTTCTATCTTCAACAAATGTAATTAAGTCTTGTGAGTTCTGTTCCCATTGTTTAATATTATCAATCTTATCACAAATCATCCTAACCAGTCTTAAATTGTTTAGTTCATTACGTCCACCGATACAATAGGTTTCACCCACCTTACCTTTGTGGAATATCATATCAATCGCATCCACATGGTCCTGAACATACAACCAATCTCTAACATTCTGTCCGTTACCATAAACTGGTATTGGTTTCCCATTAAGGATACTTTTAATGATTGTTGGAATTAATTTTTCTTGATGTTGGTTTGGTCCAAAGTTATTTGAACAATTTGATATCACAACAGGTAATCCATAAGTGTGGTAGTAAGCTCTAACAAAGTGGTCGGATGATGCCTTTGATGCTGAGTAAGGACTTCTTGGGTCATAAGCAGTCTTCTCATCAAAAGAACCCACCGCACCTAAATGTCCAAAAACCTCATCAGTTGATATGTGATAGAACAATTTAATACCATACTTAATTGAAGCATCCAACAGATTCAACGTTCCAATAATATTTGTTTGAACAAACTCCATCGGATTTAATATTGAGTTATCAACATGTGATTCAGCTGCGAAGTGTATTACCGAGTCAAACTTGTAATTTTCAAATAACTTAAATAATCTTTCTCGTTCAGTAATACTGAATTTGATTATTCTAGAACTTCTAACATCTTCAATGTTATCTTCATCCGCAGCATATGTCCCACTATCAAGGATGACTAAATTATAGTTAGGATATTTCTTTTTAAAGGTATTATAAAAATTAGAACCAATAAAACCTAATCCACCAGTTATTAATATATTCATTTCTCTATTTCTATTTTAAATTCAGTTTTGTTTTTACTGAAGTTTTCTTTAATGATAGAGTTCCAACTTAATTCTGTTATGAATTTTTTGAACTCCTCATCTTTAATTTTCTTAATATAAGAAAGTAATTCATGCTCGGTACAATTTGGATTAACATCCATAAATTGTTTAATAATCGGAAATTTGTCTAAGTCAATTTCCTCAAATTCTCTAACACCTTCGTATTGGTGTTTTTCAACCACCCCCATTTTAATTTTCATATTCAATATAAAAATTATAATCCCCCATGTTTCAGGGGGATTTTATTATTTAATAATTCTTGTTGTGTAAAACTTACCACTATCGTCAGTAAGAGTGATAACATAAGTTCCATTACTTAATATTTCAGAATCAAACTGAATGTTGTTAGTGAAATATTTTTCTTGGTAAACACATCTTCCGTCAATAGACATAATTCTTAACATTCCACTATTTGATGGTGTGTTAATATTAATAATACCTGACACAGGATTTGGCCAAACTTTAACGTTGTTAGTTAATTCAGTTACATCAACGGTGCAAGGTCCTTCTGTGAAATTTACTATGCCGTGGTAATAGATAGCTTCGCATGAATTTCCATAAGTGATTCCATCACATCCGCAAACAGGAGCCCAAATTGCCGGACACATGACATTTAAGTCAATGAGTGTGGAGTCAACACATGTCAATACTTGTGAAGAAGCACTCAATCCAATGAATGCGAAAAGGGTTAAAAGAAATAATTTAATTTTTTTCATAGTTTGTTTTTTTATTTTTTATTATTTGAATACAATTTTGTTGGTTTGTATGGAATGACTGGAGCATCTATATATACTTGCCCGATAGTGTCATCTTGGAACTCACCTTCCAACATAAAAGGTATCAATTCTTTCATCGCTGAGTCATAGTATGGATACGTGGTATCACACTTTTCTTTAACACAACAATCTTGTTTAGGAGTTTCATTTGTCTTATTGTCCTTACAGCTATTAATGAATAGTGTAATAAATAAGAATACCAATAATAGTTTAATTTTTTTCATATCATGTAATTTTAAGTAATAATAGAATAATAGAATGATATAATCAACATATTAATCAGAAACCCCCTTTTTAGAGGGGGTTTAGATTATTTAAGTAGGTTATAATACTCGTTAAAGTGTTTTATTCTATCTGGTAGACCTATCGTACCACCATTAACTCTCTTGGTAACTGCCGTGACCGTTGCTACATCAGCACCCTTATCACAGATTGACCAAAGTTTATTTGAATCAAAGAAGAACGCCGCAGAAGCCAAAGGATATTTGGTCGCAACTAAATCAGGATTAGATACAGTATCTTCACCAATGAACTTAGCAAAGTTTGTATAGTTATTCTTACCAGTCAATTGGATGTAACCTCTTCCACGGAATTTGAAACCTTCACCTGTTGACTCATCACCATTACCCATTCTTCCACCATAAACACGTGAAGCAATCTTTTCAGGTTGACGAGCGTATGACTCGTTTAAGTTACCAGGAAAATACTTACCAAAGATTTTTTTAAGACCGTCAGCAGAATAATTTAAATTTTCTTGAACCGCTTTAAATCCACCTGACTCGTGACCACACTGAGCCAAGAAATGAGCCAATCTTAATGGGTTAGTGATATTGAATTTTTTAGCAGTTTCAGGGATTTGAGCAATTACTGCGTCAGGAATATGTCCTTTTAGATTTTGTAATTTAAATTCTGAACTAACAGGAATTACAACATCTTCTTTAACCACTTGTGCTGGTTGAACAGGTTGAGTTGTCGCTCCGAACATTTTAGACCAAGTTCCTGGTCCAACTATTCCGTCAGCAGTTAGTCCGTTAGCTGCTTGCCATTCTTTAACTTTTTTTTCTGTGTTAGGACCAAATGAACCATCTGCAGTTAATCCTAATTTTGCTTGGAGTTGTTTAACGTCTTCTCCTTTAGACCCAACTTTTAGTAACATAATCAATAATTTTAATTATAAATATGTCTTAAATCAGGAAATTAAACAACTACAATCCAAGTTAAGAGTGATAATAATATCGCTAAAAATAAAAAACCCATCCATAACATACCGGTATTAGAATTTTCTTTTTCTTTATTTTTAAAATAAAATTTTCTAACTTCCTCTCCTAACTCATAATTGTTTGGGTATTTGTTAACTAATTCTTTAATCTCTTTAGGTATCATGATTACTTTTTTGTATAAATATAAAAGTGTTCACCAATATCTACAGTGTATCTTTCCATAAACTTACCCTGACAAGCCTCTTTAAGTTTTGGTGTTAAAGCAAAATGTTCATCCTCATCCAATGTAGGTTGAAGTCTAATCTCATATTCCATCTTATATGGAAGTTCCTTTTGTGTTACCACCGCCCATGATGGTAATACCTCTTTAAGATTTTCTAATATTGTCATAGTTTATAAGTATCTATAAATAAAAAAAACCCGTCAATTGACAGGTCAGATTAGAAAAGCCTGAGATTACAGCTTATGTTAAGAAACTTTTGAAGGATTATTTTTTCCCTTCGTATCCACCACCTTTTGGGTAGTATTTCTTAGTGACGGTATTTTAGGTGTACCACTCCTTGAGGTTTGAATTACTCTATCAGTACTTAACTCTTTCCGAGGTTGCCACCCCAGTTCATCCTTGCGGGATTAAAGGTTTTTCTTAACAATACACATTGACTTGGGGTCTCTGTATGCAATGAACGGCTCATTACTATGTAGTCACCTTTCACTCAAACCTGATGGACACTTTTCCTTTGTTATTTTGTAATAATTTTAGGGTTGTGTTGTAGATGTGTCAGAGTAGTGGTCCAACATAAGCTCTGTCTCCTTTTGAGCGACAGAATACTAAACTACTCCGTGAAGTGTCCCCACCTCCATATTTCAAGATTACTTCATAAAGAGACCTTGGTAGGTCTTCCTTAGGGATAGTAGCGACACCACTCGTTCTCCATCTTACCTTTCGGTTTTAAGTCCTCTATCATATTGGGACCCGCAATTGTGTAACTGGATGGTCACATTTCTTACAGAGTTCCTATGGGTTATTCTTATCGTTCTTCCGAACTCAACCTGACAATCTACTTTGCCATGTCACCCTACCATTTTCCCTACGAAGTTATCCTCGGTACTTACGGTGTGGTGATATCCCACTTGTGTACTTGAGTTCAATCACCCTTACGGGGTTTCAAACCGCAGTCTCCTCAACACGAGGGAGACCACTTTATCCTACTTTCGTAGTTTATTTAAGGACCATACACGGCCCATTATCGTTTATCAGTTACACTCAAGCTGCGGACTTTCTGCCATTTACTCGGTGGATAATATCACCGACACTTTGTGTTTCCTGAACGGATAATCTTTTTGTTTCAAAGAACGTCTCGGACATTTCCGATTTGTTTTACAAACTTACGACTTTTTTTTCTTTCTGTCAAGTAATTTGTGAACTTTTTTTTTGATTTAACTACCGAGTATCTTTCATTCCCTATAAGTGTTAAATCTTTTACAAACTTACAGCAAATATTCCGTAGTGTCAAATAAATATATCGAAAAAATCAAAAATTTAACACGTCAGTTAAAACTTCCTTAATACCTGATGACATATTAAGTTTTTTAATTTCTTCTAAAGTCATATAATCACACTCTGTATGTTCAAAACCATCTACAGCATTCTCTAAATCAGGAATGATTTCAGTATCCGTTTTAAAAATAAAAACATGTAAAATTGTTTTTATCTGTCCTAACTTATTATAACGATTAATCCTAGACAAAGGTTTAATAACACCATCAACTGAAACACCCATCTCTTCATAGAACTCTCTATATGCCGCCTCTTTAGGGTCTTCACCTTCTTCTATTCCACCCATAGGTATTGCCCACTTTGATGGTTCATTAATGTCTGAAGCTCTCTTACAAACCAAACATTTATCATTTACTTTCACAATAATTCCTGCACTTTGTTTCATAGAAATATTTATTAATAAGTATGTTGTTAAAAATAAATAAAAATAGTTTCAATGTCAAAGTATTAATTGAAAGTTCTGAAACCAGTGAAGGTATGATGAACAAGACTTTTGACAATTTTGACGGTATGTTGTTCATCATGGGCGATGGTTCACATAGTTTTTGGATGATGAATTGTATCATCCCTTTAGATATTATCTTTATTGATAAGAACTTTAAAATCAATAAAATACATCACCGCTGTGAACCATGTGAGGTTCAACCTTGTGAAAGGTTTGTTGGTAAAGGAATGTATGTATTAGAACTTGAAGGTGGTACCTGTGAAGATTTAGGTATCAGAGAAGGACAAGTTTGTGAGTTCTTTAAATAAATTACTTACTTTCTTCAATCTTCTGTTGTAAAACATTCACAAATCTATTCTGTAACATCTTTAAAAACTTGATGTAAGGTGAATCTTCTTTTTCAGACTCGTACTTATACTTTCCTTGTGGTGGTCTCTTACTTCTTCCAATATAGTTTAATCCTGATATATTTGTAATACATTTGTGTCCACCTGAATTTGCTTGAATAACTTCCCACACAGGAACAGTAACACTATCTAAAACACTCCATTCTTCTTCGGTCAGTTCAGTTGATTTCTTTTCCATCAAAGATTTAATATCCATAAGTTCCTCAACACCATCTTTTTTATCCAAGTATTTGTCTCCGTATATTGCAGCAAAATCTTTAAAGGTAAATCCAACTGACTCTTCTTTCGCAGCAGTTTCAGAAACCCACTTGATTGTTGATAATGGGACTTGTTTTTCTTTTAATTGTGATTCCCAATGTCCCAATACTTCTTGAGCAATTTCTCCCAAGTTAACACCTTTAAGTTCTCTTTCTTTTTTAAAAGGGTTACATGATGCCTGTAATAAACCAAGTGGCCAAGCAATAACAAGGAAGTCGGCCTCAGGGTTGTTTCTAAATGGGGTATATCTATCATATGAACCAGGTTTCATCATACTTCCACCACCATACTGAACGATGATATTATCTTTAACCTGAACATTCTTATGTCCTTTCATTGTCTGAACGTAATCTTCTTTGTTTTTCTCTAATGAAGATATATCAGCATATCTGTTTGTCTTCATTAATTCCTTAATCTTATTGAAGATTGAAAGAAGTGAAGGTTTACAATCTAATACTAATGTCTCTAAAAATCCTGGTTTACTTTTGAAAGCCAACAATAATTTGTTGGTAACCAAACCTAATAACATTCTATTTTCTTTAGCACTCTTTTCTTTTGATGTACCATAAACATAATTCATCACCATTTCAGGTGTAATGTTTTTGGAAGCGTAATCAGCACTATCAACCATAGATATTGTCGCAACATCTTCTGGTGTGAAAATTTCAGAAGCCGGGACAATCTGTGAAAGAGTTTCAACATTTGAACGAGCCCCTCTGAACTGAGTTGACTTAGTTTCGTCAGCTCCGGCTTGTCTATCGTGGTGGTCGGTATGAACTACGAACATTGGTTTTCCGTGAGCAAAGTCAACAAGAACTGGCATAATTTCACCTTCAGCATCTGCCTTCTTAACTGCAAATTCTTTATCACCGTATTGGATTATTTCAACATCAACAACTTTGATTCCGTTATCTTCCAAATACTTCTTCATCGCCAATGCAGTTGCAACACCATCTAAATCTTGGTGAAAGTATATCTTTGCTTTTTTGTATCTATCAGAAAGTTCCCTTATGTTTCTAATACCACCTTCGGAAATTATCTTTTTCATTAATAATAAATATTGTAACAAAAAAAAAGTTCATCATTATGATGAACCTTTTAAAGTAAAAAAGTAATATACCTCTATTTTAAAGTTAACAAGTATTTCAACTGGTTAATTTCCGCTAACATCTCATCACGTATGTTTAATAAATCTGAATCCATCTTTGGGTTGTATTCTTCTGATAATCCAACCAAGTATTCACATACCGAACTAACATATTCTGTTAAATCAAGTTCTTCAATATCACTACCACCTAAACTATATCCACCTGTAAAACTAGGTCTTCCGTGTTTACCCATACAAACTTCAACAAACTTATCAATTAAATCATCAAGTGAATCGTAAATACGTCCATAAGCCCCATGTCTTGAAAATGATTTTGTTTGCCAATGTAATATTCTAAACTGAGTTTGTGTTTCTAATAAAAATTTGATAATCTCTGAATTTTTCATAATAACATTTAATTATAAATATACAAATAAATAAAAAAACGAAGTTTATTGGACTCCGTTTTCAAATTGTAACTTCTGTTGGCTCTTTTGGTCAACAAAACTTTGTATTCGTTGTTTAGCAATTTCACAATAGTTTTCACTTAATTCAATACCAACCCATCGTCTATCATGGACAACTGCCGCCACACAACTAGTTCCTGAACCATTAAAGGGGTCTAATACCACATCATTTCTGTATGACAATATCTTGATGGCCTTTTCGGGAATATCCATGGAGAACGTCGCTTTTGTTAATGAACGGGTGTCAGCAAAATATTTCCATTGTCCAAATACCAATTCCATAAACTCTTTCTTATCTTGTTCAGAATAGGCAACTTTGTTCTTTCCCTCTTCAGTTAGATAAGGTTCACCTTTCCATTGTGGTTCACCCTTAACTTTCTTGATGTGAACTTTTTTATAAGCCAAGATGACACATTCTTTTGGGTTGTAAATGTAAGGAGATGATGGACTCATCCAAGAACCCCAAGCAGTTGTCTTACTTCTATGTGGTGAGTCTTCTTCAAGGTCAACAATACCGTAGAACTTAAACCCAACTTTTTTCATCACCTGATATATCTCTGAAGCAAAGAATACTCTACCACCACGGGCTTGTACATTCACCTCATATGGTATGTTAATAGCTATTCTTCCATCGTCTTTAAGTAGACGATATACTTCAGTCAGCCATTTTTCAGACCACTCCCAATATTCATCCATAACAATCTCATCGTTATGTGTGTCGTATTGGATACCCACATTATATGGTGGTGATGTAACAACTAAGTCAACCCATCCTTCAGGCATTTCACTCATCACATCAATGGTATCACCATTAAGGACTTTGTTAATATAATTTTCTATCATTTATTTAATATATTAAAAATTTTAGCTCTTAGTTCTTCTTTGAATTTTTTATACCACTCATTAATTTCTAAAATTTTTTCGTTACTATTATTTTTTATATCTTTTAATATTTTAGGTATTTCATTCCAATCTCTAACAGTTGGTATTGGGTGTTCTCCAAAAATATGTTTAAAATAATCTTCTTGGAAATAAATTTTAATTAAAGGTATTGAGCCGGATTCCAAAATCTCACAAATTCTGAACGAGTCTTGATTAACATTACCAATTGGACACGGAATTAAAAGAGTATCTTGATAAATCTTAAAAACTGCTTCCGAAGGGAGAGATGTCGGACAATCCCATTGTTGTGTAATGTGTATAAATTTTTTATCTAAATTACTAATCTCATGAACCACATTAATTCTATCGTGTTTTAATTGCCCAACAAAACAACTATCGAATTTTTTATCTTCAACCTTTTTAAATGTCAAACTCGGATTAAAAAACCCATTTTTATAACCTAAAGGTAAAGTTAAAACATTGTTTAAAGTTATTGATGGGTCAAAATAATTTCTAAAAACATTTTTGGCTAATTTATAGTAACTTGTATCGTGTCTTAGTTGTTCGTTTGATATGTGAAAAAGATTAAAATCAAGATTTCTATTTTTATACTCAGTAAAATACTCAAGTAAATTACTAGGAATATTTCTTTCATCACATGAATAAATTATTAAACAATTATCATAAAACAAGTCCAATTTATCTGAAATTAACTTTAGGTCAACTTCAAAATTTGCTAATAAATCTTTAATTATGTAAGTATATTCCCAACCATTAAACACATTTTCAATATTGGCAGATGTTATACCAATAACCGTAATTTTACTTTTCATATTTTTTTTGATTTATATAATATTGTAAATACCACAAAGCTTTTTCTAAATCCTCCAATTCTTTTTCTTTATTTTTCTTACCAGCTCTTGATATATATTTAACTGTATTCCCAAGACAAAATCCTAAATTCCACTCATCAATGACCTTGATTGCTTCATATGGATTATCTTCACCACCATAGTGTGATGGGTGATTAACCATTTCTTTTTGCTCTGACATAATATTCTTTTCCATATTTACTTTCTTCAAGAATACCCTCACTTACAAGTTTTTCAATTCGTTTTCTTGTTTTGTCGATTCCAACTCGTAGGATATAATCACAAATGTAATTGATATGAACTGGTTTTTCAAGTTTTCTTAACAGAACTTCATTCAGGTCTATATTGTTTCTCATATTCTTTAAATTTAATTTCAATTTCTTTGGATGAAAATAATATGGCATCAGCGTTAAGATAATACCTAATATTTTCGAGGTTCATTTTTATTTCTTGTATTTGTAATTCTCCTACAATCTTTTTGTTGAACCCCATATTACAAAAGTATTAATTTTTTTTTAGATTAACAATTGTTTTTTTCTGAACTATGTAACTTAATATCTTTCTTTTAAAGATTGGTAAGAGTGTATTCTCAAATGGTAGGTCGTTGGAAGACATTAATTCAAAGATGGGTAAACTTATATCTTGAGTTAATTCATTTAATATTGTTCTAATTACCTTTTTACTTTCACCATCAAATATCAACTGAACCGCAAATTTACTGTCGTGTTTAACAGTGTTAACATCACCTGCCACATACTTCCAAATCTTTTTGTTGTTCCCGTTAAGTGTAAAGAAGTATCCTGTTTCTAAACTTTGATTTTTATTTTCGTTGATGTGTTTGATTGAAACCGAGTCGTAAGTTAATGTCCAAAGAGCTTTGATAACATTGAAGTATTCAAAGAATTTTGGTCCAGCATATTTTAATATCTTATTTAATTCTTCCAACTCATCATCACCTAACTTTGGGATTGGTGTAAATTTAAGTTCATTGATTAGTATTTCATCGTCAATCACTTCAAATTTTTTGTTAACGATGATGTATTTGAACTCTGAAGATATCGTTTGTAGATTTGCTAAGTGTAACGACATTTCACTGAATAAGGGATACAACTCAAACTTTTCAATCTTATCGTCACAGAAATTTAAGAAGTCCATCAACATATAATACTTATGTTCGTAGTCAACTGGTTCTGTTAACAACCAGTCTGTTGATAACTTAAAATGATTGTCTTTTTTTGATTTTCTTCTTTTTGGTTTTGTTTCCATTTTACCCTTCTATTTGTAAAATGTAATATGTTTCATCATTAAATTCAATAGTTTCATCACTACCATCGTAAGAGTTCAATGTGTGACCGATACCATCAGATTGAAGTAATCCTTCTTTGAACCCTTGTGTGTCTATATAATTTTCAATTTCCAAACCATAATTTTCTATTACGCTCATAGGGTCATCAACCAAATCACTAATTAAATTTTCAACCTTTTCCTCAATTAAATTTTCAGGAATAGTTTTATCACTATCTTTTAACTCATCAAGTTCTTCATTTAATTCATCAGCTTCTTCTTGGTCTATTTCAGAATCTTCCAATCTCGCTTCAAGTTCATCAATTCTTTCTTGAACTTTTGGGTCACTATATTCAAAATCGTCCTCATCAAAATAATCTTCAAGATTTTCTCTAACATTATTTTCTTCATCTTCTCTAAAAGTTTCCTTAAGTTCTTCAATATCAATATAATCTTCAACAAAACTTTGATTAAAACCTTTCATTCCAATATCATCAATTAATTCATCAATTCTTTCATATGCGGACATGTGGGTGTCGTAATTATCACCAACCGCCCATCTTTCTTTTGATTCTTCTAAGTCGTTGGTTAACACATAAAAAACTCTCATTCTATAATATTTGTAATCATAAACCAAATTATATAAGTCAATTCTTTTTTCAAGTTCTTCAATTTCTTCTTCAACCGCCTCTAAATCCATCAGATTTTCATTATCTTCTGTTTCTCTTTCAATTTCTTCCATTCTTTCTTTTTCATCATAAAGTTCTTGTAACCTTGCATCATGATTAGGTTCTTTAGCTTCATAAAGACCAAAAGATGAAGTCAGATACTCAAATAAAACATTTGCCAAAATCGCAATCTCACTAGTCGCAGTTTCTAAATTCCATTCGTCCTCTTGTCGTAAATCGTTTTGTTTGGCTAATTCAATCTGTCTTTGTTTTTTGATTTGAATTTTTTCATACGGTGTCCCATATGTTGAAATATTATTATATATAAGACCCTCAATAGAATTAACTAGGGTATATGATAAATCTAAACCACCATTAACTGTGATATTTGTAATGTTATTAGCATCCGTATTTCTCAGACTTAAATCACCATCAATAACAATTCGTTTACCTCTGAATTGTTTCATATTTTGAACCAATTTACCGTTATAGTCAGTAAACTTTAATAAGTCAATATATTGCTCAGGTGTTATAACAACACTCTCTTGTCCTTCTTCCTCAACCAACATCTGAACAACCTTTTGTATTTGTGATATATCTATATTAACTCTCATGATAAAAATTATATTAATAAATATTAAAATAACTATATTATTTACTATTAAATCACATGTGGTAAATATTTATAATAAAATACCAACAATATGGGCTGTGGATGTAAAAAACAAAACGCTTCACCTGAACAGGTGAAAAAGTTAAGAACTGAGAGTATTAAAAACGCAGTTCAGAGTACTATTGATAAGAACTACAACAAAAACAAGAAAAAGTAATAAACCTCTAATAAATTAAAAACGATGAAAAACAACAACGGTGGTGGTTGCGGATGTGGAAAATAATCTTTCCCGCAACATAAGAAAACTAAAGGGGGAATTTTTCCCCTTTTTTTATATTTATAATTATGGAATTTAAAATTTTCAAAAACTTAAACGAAGAAGAGGAAAAACCCGTACTAACAGGTTTCCAAAATAAGTTAGTAAAACTTATTACTCTTTTCCAAAACGGAGATATTACTGAAGAGGATATTGAAAACGCTGTGGGTAGTTTTGATAAATTTTTTGAGTTAATAATTAAATATAATTTAACACATTACATTGACCCTTTTAATAATGATTGGTCTGATTATCAAAATAAAATAATTTATCAATTTATACAGAAAGACCCAAATTATATCTATAAGATGATGGAAATGGAATTTTCAGATATAACTGAAATTGATGGGAAATATTATGTTGATTTAGAAGATTCTGGCGAACTAGCACAATTCTTCAGTAGTGGTAGAAACGATATTAGTGAAGATAGAATTGCCGAAATATTAAATGGGGATTATGATGGTTATCTTTATGATGACGTAACAGGTGATGAGTTCAAAGATATTTATGAAGAACTAGAGCCAAAATACCAAGAAGAAATTAGAGGATACATCAAAGAAGATTTACTTAAAATTGGTAATTTATCTATCAGTTATGAAACTCCTGAATTAATAGAAGATTTAGCAAAAGAACAAGGTGATGAGTCGAATTTAAAATTAAATGAAGAGATAATCACTAAACTTTTACAAGATAATGATTGCGTTGAATACTTTATAATGAACTTAGGATTAGATATAAGAAGTGAATTATATTCATTATACTCAAATTGTTATGGGTCGGTTTACGTTAACGAATTGTATGACTCACTTATAGGACAATTAGTCGGTGAGGTTATTGATAGTAAAAAATCAGAAGAGTATAAATACAAAAAATACGATTACAATAAAAGTACATCAACAGAAAGATGGGGTGTAAGATATGATGTCACAAAAACTGCTCATTATAATATTAAACTTTGGTTTGAAAGTAACGTAAATAACCCATATGAAAATTTAAATTATTACGGAGGTTACATCAACCTACTTAAAAGTTTATTTGAAAATGGTGATTTAAATTGGTTGAGTTCTGGTAGAGTTCCTGACTACCCCGATTTCAGCGACGTTACAAAATGTCTCAATATTGAGTTTAATAGTTATTTCTAATAAGATAAAAAATAGTTTACACTTTATCCTTTAAAATTTTAGTTCTAAAATTGAGTATGGAAAAAGAAAGTTGTATTTTAAATCAAGAATTTGTTAATAAGTTTGCAGATTTTTTGTGTCAAGAAGTAAGTGAAAATAACACATACAAAACTAAGCTATCCGTCGTTGATTGTAATAGTCTTTTCATCATCAAAGGTTATACAAAGAACCCAAACGTTCTTGTTCTTAACAACCTTACAGATAAGTTCATAGAAGAAAACCAAGACAACTATTCAGACCTGACAGGACTTAACCTTAAGACGTTAGACATCATAGATTACGATACCAAAGACACAAACTTTGAGGATACAAAATTCGTATTTGAATATCCTGAAACTTTCACAACAAATAATCTATCATCAATAACAATACAATCAACATTCCCTCACGGATATTCTAAAAACTATTTAGGTAATCTTTATTCTTACCTCTATAAAATCTCGGAGAAATCACAACCGTACTTTAAATTTAGAAACATTAAATTGGAATTTGAAAGTAATGAGGGTAACCTGAAGTTTACAAAAGTAAAATCAGATAGTTACTATAGCTCAGAACTTCTCCTGTCAATATTAAACGACAACTTTGAGGGTAAGGTATCAGATGACTACCAACTACCGTCTAAATTGTTCCTAAACGTTATTTAAACACGTTTAGAGTAACCTACGATTTGGTAGAAATCTCTATCACCGTCAATATACCCCTTAACCATCACCAATAGGTTTCTAAACATGAACGCGCCTGGTGTTTGTTTCTCACACTTGGAGAACAACTCAACAAAAGAAATTAAAACTTCAACAGAATAATAACCACATCCTTGTAACGCAAGATACTTTGATGTGAGTTTATTAACATACTGTAACTGGTAGGTATCTCTTGATGTTTCACAATTAAATGGTTCGGTTTCATCATAGATTTTTATTAGGTCATCAATAAACCCTTTAATAACATTCGGAGCACATTGTTTCTTAGCAATCAAATCAACAATCCAATGTGTATGTGATGGGGTTCGTAATCTTTTACCTTCCTCCTTATGTTTTACGATAAAATCCAAATCAGGACGAGCCCCTCTTCCACCTTGATAGATAGCAATCTTTGATGTTGGGTCAACTTGCCAAAATGTCAAAGGGGTATGAACTACCCCTTTCTTTTTAAATGTTAGTTCCTTCATGGAACAAAACTACAAAATATTTTTTATAATTCCAACAGCTTCGTTTATATCTTGGAAATCTCTGTCGGGAGCGAATAACTTAGCATCTTCTGTTACAGTATCCACAATCATAAATGCCGGAACAAAATCATTACCAGTGACTTCAACAAAAAGGTTATACTCCTCTTCGTATTTTTCAATGTCTCGTTCCTTAAACTTAATCTTATTTTCTTTAAGTTGTTTTTTAAACTCCGTACACCAATGACAACCTTTCATTGTATATGCAACCAATAAATTAGCCATTAGTTCTCAATGTGTTCAGTGATTAATGATGATACCATATCAGCAGGTTTTAAACCAACCATCGTGTGAGTATCAACACCTTCTTTATAGAATTTTAAAACTGGTACATTTCTAACACCCAAACTCTTTGAGAAATTAATATCACTCTCAACATCAAACTCATAGATTGACACATCAGTTGTGATTTTCTTTAATTCTTCTGTTAATTGTTTACAGGGACCACACCATGTGGCATACATCTTTAATATAAAATCTTCCCCGTTGTTAATCTTTTCCTGTATCTGACTACTTGTTAATTGTTCCATACTTTTAAATATTTTTACTTTCCTTTTTTTGTTTCAAAAGTTGAGTTAAGAAGAACTTAACCTCACTCAACTTGTCAGCGTTATAATATAATTTTACTTTATACTCAACCCCATCTGCTTTAGATAAATAAATAAAACTACCGTTGGGTAGTTTACATATTAAATCGGAGTAAACCTCACCATCACTATACATGATTGAGTTGATAAAAACTTTTTCTATGTTATCTCTTTTCAAAAAATCATTAGGTAAAAGATTGTGTCCATCAGATAACTGAAGAATTGATAAAAGTCCTTCTTTATCCAACAGTCTATCCTCAAATAGAAATATCTTTTTTTCGTTTACCATTCAAAGTCAATGTAAGGTAAATCATCTCCAATGTCAATTGAATTTGTTAAATGTCCCCAGTTAAGTTGTCCGTCTTTATCAAAAATAAAGTTGTATTCTTTTCTTCCACCACCAGTAACAAACTCAGCTATAGGATTACCCCACACTTCATTAGAGATACTTTTTAATCTATTATCCAATATAGAAATCGCATCATCCCAACTATCATCCAATAAACCATTAAATCTTCCAAGTGTCTGAACTCGTTTGAATATAACAGGTTGATTATTATTCGTACCGATTGAAGGTCTGTATTCAATTGACGCTCTCTCCCCATCTTCCTTACGAAGTGATATAATTAATGATGAAGGTCTATCTTGATAAGTTCTTACACAATTAGATTGGTGTACTGACTCATCAACATATTCTTCACTACTTTGTAGTACAAGAGGGTTAAATACCATTTTATCACTTGTTATGATTGGTTTTGATACTCGTTCAACAAATTCATTAGAGTATTGTCTTGAGTATTTCCCTGTGGTGTAAAAGTCAACTTTATCTGACCAAGTACTATGTTCAGCATTAAATTCTTTCAAAGTTTTAGACATCCATTTAATCGGCTCGTTTCTTGATAGAATATCAAAAAATCTTACGTGGTCGTAAAAAGTATGAGTAGATAAATTATGGTCGGTTTTAGATAATAAGTAAATCTGATAACAATTACTCATATCCCTTTTACCGAAATTTTCAAAATAATGTCTTACAGGTTGAAATGGTGATTCGTCAATTTTAGTGTTAAAAATAATACACAATTCTTCTTCAGGTCTTTGTAAAATAAAATCTCTCCCAAAGACATCCATCAACATTTTAATACTTTTGAAACAAGGATTTTGGACTTTATGTAATACTTTTTTAATTTTCTCTGAACTTACATCGTTTAATTTCATATAAGCATCAACCATCTTAAATCCGTATTTCTTATAGTCTTTTTTAATTGGTTTTGGATATACATTGTAATACCCTCTCCAATTGTCAGGTTTCTTAACCCCTTGTTTGTCCAACAAACATCCAAATAAAGACATCGGTAACCCAGTGTAGTTTAAAACTTTTTCAGCTCCAATTTTAGATAAAAACACATTAATACCTTCGGTAATTTCCAAATTATATGTTTTGGTATCATCTAACCCATTCATAAATGAATGATAACCATCCGTAGTTAACGATATCGGAAATGAGTTTCTTCTAACAACACTACCTTTACCCTTACCTCTTTTCTTATGGTATTCAGTGTTTTTACCAACCGTAAAAATATTGGTTTTCTTATTAAATGTAATGTAGTTCAGTTTGGTACTTTTACGAAAAAATACTTCACCAGCCTTTCTGTGTTTTCCACAATAGAATACTTTTAAACAAACCTTATCTTCATTCTCCTCAACAACAAAAGTACTTCTAAAAACAGTAACATCACAAAGAGGATTACCATAGTTTTTTTCAAACTCCTCTTTATCGTTATTAACTGATTTATCAAATGTATAAACATAATGCTTACCGTCAAAAGACTCTCTCGCATGATATTTATTTTTCAAACCAAATGGTTCTACAAGAATACTATCAGTAATCTCCCCCACCGAATTGTAGGGGAGATAGTGACCGACATAATATTTTTCGTTGATGAGTGTGAATAGTTTGTCCATTAGCAAAATGTTTCAGCTAGTTCCCAAAGTTTTGTGTTAATCATGTTATCCATGTTTAAGGATTGGATACCCTTTACTGAACGAGTGTTACGTCCTTGTTGTTTGATGAACCCTCCACGGATTAACTTCTCTTGTACTACGTTGAAGGTGGTCCAAAGGTTGTCATCACTATCACCATCACGAAGTGGGTCAATGATTGTCTCCAAAGTTAGAGTTGAGATATCCTCGGTGTTCTTCCAACGGATACCAACCGCCTTAGATACGAAGTCAATCTTTCTGTCAGTATCCATGGTAACTTCCATCATACGGGTTACTGACTTTTGGATTTTAGGTGTGTTGATTACGAATTGTTCTGTAATCAATTCAACATCACTCATGCTCAAGTTCAAGTGAGTTTGTTTCATATCCCCGAAGGTTGATACGGGGACAGTTAAACCGTTACTACACACAAGTCGGAATAAACCAGCTCCTACTTGGAGAGTTGAAGTTCCGTTGTGTGAGTTGGTGATTACCGCCTCTAATAACGAGTCACCTACTTGTGGAAGTTCTGCGTTACGAAGACGGACTTGGTGTTTACCAAATGAGCCCTTACCCACTTGTTTTGCTCCACTCACTTGCCATCCGTTTTGGATGAACTTGTCCACAACATCAATGGTAGGAACCATGGTGTAGCGGTCAGACAATTTTGAAAGTTTTTCTGTTTGGAAAAGTGATGGGACTGTTGTTCTTAAATCTTGTATGTTCATAGTGTTTATTTATTTATGACTACAAATATACAACAGTTTCTTAGTTAAGCCAAATAATTCCGTAATTTGTTTTGATAACAGGTGTTTTTATTTCAATTGACTTAACGGTCTTGTTTGTCTCATCATACATAGCAACAACAATATCAATAAGTTGTTGCTGGGTAAGGATGAGTTCCAAACCGTTTTCAACATTCTCGTAAACTTTTTCTTTAATTCTTTTGTAGAATTTGGTTTTCTTAAGTTCCCCAATTAAGTCAATCAAATCGTTGGGGTTCTTTTCAAAAAACGCAATCAATTGATTTAAGTAAATTTCCGCATCCACATTTTTCATAGGCTCTAAGATTAGGAAACAAAGATATAACTTATATATTAAACTACATAATAATAACCATCACCTTCCTCGTGTAAAACATCTTTAAGTTCTTCAGGAAGTTTAACGTTACTTCCACTTACATTCAAGAAACCTAACATAGGTAAATCTTTAACACAAGTTGGGATAGTCGTTAACTGAGGGTTGTTTGGTAAAGCAAGTAATAGTAAACTCGTCAAATTACAAATACTATTAGGGACAGATTTAACCATACCACCTAACAAGAGTGTTTGTAACTTATCAAATCTTCCAATACTTTCAGGAACTTCAAGAGCAATAGTCTCTTTAATATTTTTTGATGTTTGAATGATTAGTTGTTCCAAGTCATCTGGTAGGTTGTCAAATAATTCTTTAAATCCATATAATCCAACAAACTTACCAGCTGAAGATTCAGGATAAACAATATCAACTCTCTTACCATTCTCTTTAGCTAATCCTTTAGCAAATTCAGGTTTGAAGAATTCTTTAAGTTCAGACAACTTACCTTGTAACATTTCAACGATATTAACATTTCTATCCTGTCTGTCCATAAACTGATTAGATTGGAAATGCCATTGGTATCTTTCAACAGGAAGACCTGATTTCTTACCCAAATCAGAACTATCATTAGGTAGGATTACATATAATGGTCCTTGTTTGATATAAGTGTTGAAGTAAGATAAACCAGGTGATGATGTACACCATCTTGTTTCACCCATGTCCGGCTCATGATATCCACCAAAGAAACAAGCCGCGTTTTTACCAAGTTCACTTTGGTCTTCAATCTTAACTACAGTCCAGTTTGGTCCTTTAAATGCAATCGTTGAACCAGGGTATTGGTAAGTTGATTTAGCTTCTTCTTTTTCTTGTTTTGTTCCTTTTGTCTTTTCTAACTTAAAGTCCTTAACTGCGTCGAATAATGTATCAACAGTTAACTTATTAATATCTCTTTTATCAGCTTCTAGTTGACCTTTAAATCTTTCAAACTTCTTTAAGTCGTCAGTAACCTTGTATAAATCCTCAAGGTATAAATTACGATATCTTTTAACAGCTTGTTTGTATTCAGGTGAACCAACTTCAATATCACCCATTTCATCATTAAATGATGGTTTTAAGAAGTTCTTTAATATCCAATTAGTATACTTACCAACCTTAACAATTTCCATTTGTTCAGGTGTTAAGGTTTCAATATTTTGAAGTAAACTTTGCGGAGCTCTTGTTGTAGGGTCAGCAAAGATAATAGTCTTTAACGTGTCAAAAGGGATTTTACCTGGTTCAGGCTTTCTTCCACCCTTGTCAACTAATTTATCATATAGAAGGGTAAATCTTGAATCTTCTAAAATAATGTTTGTTAAGATATTAGTAAATTTCATTTCTAAAGTTTTTATATAAATATATCAATAATTCATAATTAATAGTTCTTCACCCATATTTTGGGACTTTCCTTTCTTCGCAGCAGCAGCTTTAGCAAATTCTTTCTTCTCCCATTTGTATTCCTCCTTTGGAAACCACTCATTCAACAACTGAAAATCGTAGTAAGATAAACTAAACTTACCTTCAATACCTTTCAAACAATCTGCCAATCTTTCATGGTCTTCCCTATCAAAATCGTGGTTTGAGTAATAGTTTTCAGTCTTCCAATATGGTGGGTCTACATAAAAATATGTTGTCGGACTATCAAACTCTTTAATAACATCTTCAAAATCACCCAATCTAAACTCCGATATTCTATTAAAATGTTCCACCCACTCAGGTTTAGATAATTTATCTCTAAAGGTAAGATATTTTGACTTATACTTACCCTTTAAATCAATAAAACTTGATGTCTCAGGTTTTGAACCACTGAAAACCTGTGTTAGAACATAAGCGTATTTTGCAGCAACACCATAATCAGGATAGTTAATTGTTAAACCATGAGAGAAAATTTCCTTCTGAAACTCATTAAATTGTTCTTTATAAACTAGTGGTGTCACCTCCACACCTTGTTGTTGACACGGAATGTTATTAATCTCAGATAACAAAGTCTCAGGGTTCTGAAGACACGTAAACAAATTATAGTTCAAAGGATTGAAGTCGTTATAAACAACTTTTTTCAAATTAGGATATAGTTTTAAATCCATGTTGAAGAAACACCAAAACATACCACCAAACGTTTCAACATACGTTTCCATATCTGTCGGGTAAAATGGAACAATCCACTTACCTATCTTACTCTTACCACCGATATAACTTAACATACTTTTTTTGTAAAATATAATATTAATCTTGGTAGATATCAACCTTTTTACCTCTCTTACGGGAATAAACCTTACCTGACGGTACGACTTTTGTAATCATATTTCGTCTCACAATTTGAGCAACATGACGAAGATTAAGTGGTAGTGTTTCCTGTTTCATACGACAAAGATATATCAAAAAAAGTTTAAATTTTATTTTTTTATTCGGGATATTCTATTTATATTTGTATTCAAGTTAAACGAATGGGGTCAACTTAATAACCCAACCAAATCATTAAGTCGGAATTGAACCCCGGTGTGTTCAAAGGCAAAAGCCTCAACCGTTAGGTGAAAAAGATAGAAACCCTCATTACATCGGATGTTTTGGGGGTTTTTATTTATACGTAAATTTGGAAATCGTTTTTACCAGTTGTGTAAAATCTTTTCTTACGGATAGTTGTTACAATATTAATTTGGAAATTATAACAATCCTGTTCTTCTAAATTGGTAACAACATTTAAAAACGGATAATCTTTTTGTGAAACTACTATTGATGAGTCTTGCCCTAACTCACCTTCTTTAATACCATCTAATATTTCAGGTAGACCTAAGTTTAATACACTTAATATTTCATCATTAGTAATCACTTCATCTTTACCATGTCTAAACCTTTGGGTATTACCATGTGATGAAGTTTCAATAGATATTTTAACTTTAATGTCACCAAAAAGCTTTCCAATCCTTTCTTCCTTTATTATGTTTTTGATACAATTTAAAAGTCTCATAATTATAAATAATGGAAAACATAGAAAATTTAAAAAAATCTGAAGAAAAAAAATGCACCAAATGTCAAGAAACTCGTAAAAAATTTATGCCTCAATTAATTTTAGGGTCTGTAATTCTTGGGTTATCCATTTATGGGTTAATAACTTTAGTTAAAGATATTATTGAATTACTTACCAAGTAATTCAATAATTTTATCTTTTACCATCTCAGATGTTATCCTTTTAGAACATTCAAACATCTTTTCATTTCCTTTATTTATCGGGCACCAATTCCAATCACCTGGGTCTAATCTAAATTTATTAGCACATCCTCTACAAGTATTTTCAGGAGCACTCACCTTATAAACATTATTATAAGGTTCGTTAAACTCTTCAGTAAATCCTGAAATCAATACTGTCGGGATATCCAACGCCCAAGTTACCCATGATATCCCACTTGATATTCCTATAAAGAATTCACAGGTAGATAATTCTTCTATCAGTTTATAGATGGAACCTGAAGGGTTTTGTTTAGCACCTTTAGGATAGTAATTACCCATATACCCATCTTCCTCTTTTGAGTAGATAATAACCTCGTAACCAAGAGATATTAGATAATCAGTAATGTCTTGCCATCCCTTTGGATTATTCCAATACTTGGATTGAGCCGTTGAGTGGATACCTAATCCAACTCGTTTTTTCTTTAACTTGTTAGGGTTTTTGATTAAAGGTTTAACTTCTTTATATTCCAAACCTAAAATGTCTGTCGCGGTTTTTTGTAATGGTCCTAATTTAAAATCACTTGGGTGTCTATCCGTTTTAACATTATCACCATCGTAGAACCAACCTATCTCATACATAGCATATAGGTTATCAACCGTACTACCAGGTGAAACAAATTGTATCTCAGGATATTGTTTTACAAACAAATCGTTAAAGAACGTTGAACAGATGACCTTACAATTATGTTTCTTTCTGAATTCTTCGGCGTAAGGTACCCAAGCAAATGTATCACCCAAAGATTTTGAATCTAATGCAATATAAACTCGTTTGTTTTCTGCGTTATATTTCTTCTCACTAATTAAGTTACCTTCAGAGTAAATTTTCAAAGTATACTCATCAAAATACTTTTTATTCAATCTAACCCACATATTACACCCAATCTCCTCACGATACTCACAATCACCATTTTGGTTCCAAAACTCAACTAAATATTTCTTATCAGTATTACCTTTAATTTCAACTAACGCTCCATTGATATAATGGTTAATAACTTCAATTTTTTCAACCATCTCTTTTGGTTTTATTTCAGTATTCTCAAATACTTTATCAAATCTTTGTTTAGTCTCAAGACTATTCAAATTCTTTCTACTATTAATAAGGTCCTCATAGATTCTAACCATTCTTTTGGTAATAACACTCCAATTGTATTTTTGTCTATCTAATTCAGTATTACTTAGATATAAATCATAATTATCAATAACTTGTTTAACACCAGTAACAATTTGATTTACATCTCTTTCAACCACTACCATCCCTTCTATCGTTTGTGAACCTAAGTAAGTACCAACAACTGGGATATTACAAGACACAGCCTCTAATAATGTTAGGTTTGGATGACCGGCCTCTAACATAGAAGGATGTAAGAATATAGAATGACTTTTATATAATTCTAATATTTGTTCTTCGTTTGGATTTGAAAACATTAAAGTTAACTTATCATAATTTAATAAGTCATTATGATGTTCAAAGAATATTCTATTGTTTTCAGGGCCGGCAACTGTAATAGGTAAATCTAATTTGATTGCCGCCTCAATAGCATATCTAAATCCTTTTCTGTCATACGTTGAATCCCCTCCAATACCATTGTTTGCCAAACACAATAATTTGTGTTCAGTTCTTTTCGGATTATCATTTTTAAAAAACTCAGTATTAACACCGTGTGATAGGTAGAACAACTTATCAGTTTCATCAAAGTAATCAACTAAAAACTCAGCGTGTGTAAAAGATATCACAGACCTTTTAATCGCCTCTAAATTTTGTTGGTAGTTAGATGAGTCCTTACCATAATAAACAACGTGGTGGTCATGTAATGAAAAAATGTAAGGTATTCCTTTGTTAGCCGCATCAATTGCTAAATTAGCCATGTGAATATGAATAATATCACTACTATTAGTATCTACTTCATTAAGATATTTTATATCACATTCATGTCCTAATTCTTTAATGTTGTTGTAATATTCCCATATTACCTTTTCAACAGCCCCCCATCCATTTGGTGGTATTGTAATAATTCCTGGTGTTACTTGTGTTACTCTCATATTACTATAATAATGTTTTTAATTATTAACATAAACAGGTATGTTAAAATTTAAAGATAAATCTTCGTATTCTTTTAATGTATTGTTATATATTTGATTATCATCTATAAAAATTCTAATTTCAACGTCGTCAGTATATAATTGATTATCATACGGGTCAATTATATTAAATTTATACCAACCATTACTAAAAGTTTCAAAATATTTAAGAATAGTCCTACCTTTATTAAAATTTTGTAAAATTGCA